AGCAATTCCTTGAGCAGTTGTGCGCGTGAAATAGCCATGATTTAGCTCCTTAGATACCGGTAGTACTGTTGTACTGAGCGGTGTTGAACTTCACGAGGAACTCGTAGTACGTGGTAGCAGCGACGTTGGCATTGCCAGTAGCTGTATCAGGAACAACGTCAACCACGCGGACGGGCAAAGTGTTGGTTGTGGCGGCAGAAGAGCCGTCAATACCGTAGTAAGAGTCACCAGTGTTGGTCGAGCCAACGTTGGCAACCAAAGCTACGTTAGAGCCAACGATCGAACGGCTGTAAGCCGTAGGAACAGTGGAACCAGCAACAGTGGCAACAACTTTGAAAACAGCGCTTGGATCATCCACAACATAACCGAACGACATGTTGGTAGATGTGGATTGGGCTGCTGGGTAGTACTGACCCTGAACTGGCTGACCAGACGAGTTAGTGTACGAGCAACCAACCAACACGCCAATGATGTTGCCGGAGTCAGTGGTAGATGCAGCGACCAAATAGCCGCTGGTGTTAACGGCAACAGTGTCGCCGTTCAGGATCGCAGTAGCGTAAGCAGGTGCGACGGGGATTTGACGGATCGCTCCGGCGTAAGGCAAACCATCTAAACGATTCAATGGTTTAAAGCCGTACGTCTTGTCAATGGTAGGATATGCCATCTGAAGACTCCAAAAAAAAATTAAATACCTTTTCCGAAAGTGACCTTAGAGCTTCGTTCTTTGAACATCGGCATCCGAGGATCATTCTCGCGCATGAAGGTGTTATCCACTGAATTCATTTGCGCTTCTGCCTGTTGGCGGTAATACGCATCACGCTGTTCAGTAAACTCCACCGGGGTTTTGCAAAGCAACAAACCGCCGACTTCCACGCTGTCTTGGAACTGACCGTTGGTCGTACCAAAAAGGCGAATCTCGGGATGGTCAGAAGCCTTAACGGGTTCCCAGCCTTCGCGTAACTTGGAAGAAAGGTTAGTGGCATCGGCCTTATTTAAGGTACTGATCCTGATCCAACGAAAGGCATACCCTGGTTCCGGATTCGGATCGGGTAGGAGTTGCGGGGGCATCCATTGTTTTGGACGCTCAGCAATTTCGCGGGTCTCAAGCTCACGGCTCAAACGATTAGACTTATCCATTATATTTTCCTCATTTCTTCAGCAACCTTACGAGCGTAGAGTTCCAAAGGAACCCCCAATCGCTTGGCGATATTCACCTGTGTCTGCGTAAGCACGATCTTTCGTGGCGCGGTGCTACGGGTTGCAGGTGCAACAATGTTGGATTTAGTACGTTGAGATTTAGCATCAACGGACCCTCCGGTTCCAAACTCATCCGGAAATCTGTCCTTTACGTCAGCGTTGATACGTCGGTAGTATTCATCGCTTCCGGCGGGGATACCTTCTTCAAGCAAATCCTCGTGCAACCCCAGCGCATAAGAGGTCATGCGTCTGTTCTTGCCAAACCATTGATTTTCATCCTGCCAAGCAAGCAGTTTGTCATCAACGGGCGCAGGTTTTGCCTGTTGTGGGGTTATTTGTACAGGAGTTTCCTGCACCTGTAAAGGGGTAGGGCGAAAGTTATTAACTTTATCTGCCCGTATTTTGGCATTTGTAAGAGCTTCTTGCGCTTCCAACAGCTTGTCAGAGTCACCAGACTCGTACGCTTCCTTGTACAGACGCTTGGCATCGTCGATTTCATTGCCAACTACCCGTTTTGCTTGCTCCAAAAGGGCGGCTTGATTCTGATTTACAGACCCTTTAAGGCGTTGATTTTCCTCAAAAACAGTCTGCGCGACGCGTAAAGCTTCTTCTTTTTCACGCTGTGCTGTCTCTTTTGCGCGACGTTCTTCGTGATAACCCTTAGAAAAGTGTTTAATCCGCTTTTGAACGCTCTCGTCATATTTTGACAACTCGTCGTCGGTAACTTCTTTGGGCGGCTCCGCCATTGGTTTGCGGTTACGGTCTTCAGGCGGTGTATCGTCAACCACTTCAATGGCTGGTGTATCGTCTGGTTCAGGCTCAACAACCCTGCCGCCTTTGCGGGGATTATCAAGTTCTTCATCAGGGAAACTAAATTCTGTTTTTTCAATTTCGGCCATGATGACTCCTTAAGGACGTTGAATACCGCGAGGGTCTTGTACAACTGCTTGTACAGAATCATCGTTAATAAGACGCCATTCAGTACCGTGGATTTTCATGCGGGTGCCGGTGTTAGGCCGGACCAATACAAAATCGCCAACTTTGCATGATGGGCCAGATGGGAAACGCGCCTTATCTTGGAACGCATCGGGGCCAATCTTGGCTACAAACAAAACGGGGGAGAGAAGCTCCTCGTAGTGCATTGTTTCTTTTGCTTTAAGCAAACCACCTTCGTATTCTTCTTGTGCGTCTGGGAGCATGCACAGAAGATGATAGGTTGCAGGATCGGGTACTTGCTTTGCTTTCTCTTCGGTGGTGGTATTAAGCACACCGGATAAGTCAATTGCACTTACATCGAATTCAGTCATCGTTAGATTCCTTTAGTTTACGCACGAGGTCGCCAAGTTCTAACTGAGCAAGTTGGAGACCCCGGATAGTCCCACTCAGTTCTTTGTAGTGATCGTAGGATTTCGCTCCACCACCACACAAAACTTCTTTAAAGCCCTCAATCTGGGCTTCAAATTTTTTGTTTAACGTTTCAATAAGTTTCGGGTCCATCATTTACCTTTCGGAACTACCTCGGCTGTTTTGGCCGCTTGCGCCATCTGGAGCATCTTGGCCCGGGCCTGCAACTGCTGGTTCTGGTCAGCGTGCTGAACCTTCTGGCCATGCGCCGCTTGCGCTTGTGCAACCTGCTGAGCGTGCAACTGCTGTGCTTGCTGCAGCTCCATGTAATGGCGTTGATTTTGTTGCTGTATTTCCTGATCGTGACGAGCCGCAATCATTTCAGGAGACTCACCATTTTTCATCATCATCTCTTGTTGTTTCATTTGCAGCTCTTGCGCTTTTAACTGCAACTCGCCTTGAACTTTCTGCTGCTTAGTCTGGGCTTCTTGTTGCTTAATTTGCAACTCAGCTTGCTGCATTTGAATGATCGGGTCTTGCGTTTGCTGCTGCGCTTGCTGCTGGGCAGCTTTGGCTTTGTCCATCTGAAGCAACTGCGTCGCGGCTTGGGCCACAAGTTTAGACAACTGAGCTTCAGTGTTCTCGTCCAACTCAGCATCGGGCGCGGGCAGCGTAGCGCCAAGTTGTTCTTGAATCTTAGTGCGGTACTGAAACGCAACGTGCTCAGCAACGTGGGCCATGATGGCTGCTTGCATCTGCTGCGCCATCGGGTTCTGCCCAATTTGGCTCATGATGACTGGGTCTTGAATCATTGACATATGCACAGCAATGTGGGCATCGTGGTCTTGATAGATAAACGCCTTAGTGGGCTTGGCCGTCAAGAAACTCATGTTTTCGCTGACCGGGTCACGTGGCTTCAAGTCATCGTCGATCGGCACTAACTTGTCGGCGTTCTTAACGCCCAACACCTCAATCATCTGGCGATGCAACTGCGGCAAGTTGTAAATCTGCGGAGCGCCTTGCGACAACTGAATCACAGCTTGGTACTGCATGATCCGCTGTGCCATCGTTGCACTGTTGGGGTCGCTGACTGGAATAACTTCAACGGTGTCGTAGTCTTCTCTTTTAGCCTTGCGGTCTCCAGACGACGGCTCAAAACTATATTCCTGCGGAGCATGGTCACGGATGATGTCGCGCAGTAACTTAAATTCTTGCTTCATCGAATAGTGAACACGTGCCTGCACAGCAGACATTGTTTTCAACTGGCGCTCAAGCAGCGCAAGCGTTGTACCCACAGGGGCATTTGCGCCCATGTCGCTTATGTTCATATCCGCAACGGAACCCAGACGACGGCCCTCTTCGGTGATCTTCTCCAACAAGCCCGCCAATACCTGACTCGGTTCTTTGTACGGCAACGGCATGATGTTGTCGCGTACTGCACCACTTGGCACGTCCACATCTCTCCACTCGCCGGGCGTGATCGGAGTGTCGTCACCCTTGATGCGCAGGCCACGGGCCTTCAAGCCCCCGGGTAAGTTAGACAACGTACCAGCGTCAATCAACTGGCGAATCAGTGAAGTGCCCGCACGGGCGTAGCCACCGATTAAATGTATCAACCCCAACCCATACGCACCAAAACCCGGGACGTATGTGTACTGCACAAAGTGCTGCCGTTTAAGCTGTTTTTTATCATCCTCTTCCCAGTTACGGCGGATGGCCAACACCTTGGTCGTACCGCGCTCCACCGTAATAACATAGGGGCGGGCGATGCCGTCCTCGTCCTCATATCCCGCCAGATCGTAATCAACATGAATCTCAAGAATCTGGAACCGGTCGTCATCTGTTAACGAGTAACCCTGATCTTCAGCTTTCTTCTTCTCCACGTCCGTGTGGATGGCTATGGGTTCACCCAACTCAACGTCGCGGTAGAACCCCGCAACCTGCAACTTCTTAACTTCGTTCTGGGTCTTGCGCATAACGTGGGTCAGACGCTCTGCTGTGTTGGCACTCGACGCACCGTACGGAATGATAATGTCTTCGGCTGGAATAAACATCGCCACCTGACGATCAAGCGACGGATCAAAATACACTTTCTTGAACGCGCTGCCCGCGAGGCCCAAGTTGTACAGCATACGTTCATGCTCGGGGCGATACTCTTGCATCACCTCTGTAAGCTGGTAGTTCATGTCATCTCTGACGCGCTCCGCAGCTTCTTCTTTCAACCTATCAATCGCGCCAATAATTTCTGTCTTAACCGGACCTGCAGCCGGGAACGTTTCAATAATTGTCTCGCTCTGAAACTTGATAGCCGCCTCGGTAAGCACAGTTGAATAAACACCGCACGCCCCCAGCCACGGCTCTGTTCTTTCTTCATACTTCATCCCCAGCACATCAAGACCCTTGACGTACATATCCACCCATTCTTTGCGGCTAGAAATATCCGCGTCCACCATCTCAAGCAAATCACTTGCTACTTTCTGCAACTCGCCCTCGTCCATCTCCTCGGCTAAGTTGGTATCAAACCCCGCCTCGTCTGCGTCTGGCATCAAGTCAATCATCATGCCGTCCATGCCAATCTGTACGCCCTCTGGGTTCTCAATTGAAATCTCAATACCCGGGCCTTCCGCCATATCATCGGGTTGCGCCAGCGCGTCCAAACCCAACGGGGCTTGCGACAATGAGGGGAACATATTCGTTGCCATACCAATCCTTAGTAAAACGCAGCTTTCTTGCTACGGAAATATCTGATCTCTTCCGGCTCATCCGACGGCAGTCGGAGGAACCCGCCTTGGCGAAACCGCATCAGGGCAAGTGTCATCGAGTCAACCAAGTCATCGTGTTCGCCCGAGGGGAACGAACCCACTTCGTCAACCAATTCTTCAGCCCACTGTGTACGCGGTAACCACACTTTTCCAGACGCAATTATGTCT